TCCCAATCAAGTTCATCCTCATCCGTCAGCCCAACCCATTCACGCTCTGGTTGTGCCAATGCTTCTTTAATGTCGGTGATGGCTTGTTGCGTCCGATATGAACCCCCCAATCGCCACACAGCAACATCGCCACTATTTTCTCCAGTCAACATATCAGGAATACCAAACAGTTTTTCCAACGCATCCAGCGCCATGCGTAGGGCTTCGTCTTTAGTCATAGGGGTGCATCCTCAAAGTTATCGGGGTTAAAGGGGACTCTGCCAGGTTTGTCAGGCAGGGGTGCGAGGGGAAAAGGCCAGTTACTCATTCTTAGCCTCTTTAAGAGCTTTTAGCTGGTCTCTCAGGCGTGTGTAGCCTGCGTAGTGCAGGGCCATCTCGTAAGAGCCATCCTGTGCGCTCTGCCAATGTGCCTGTGCCTCTCTAATTTTTTCCATCTCAGCGAGTATTTGTTCTTCAGTCATGCTTCACCTCTTGCTCGTATTTTTAAACTTACTATTCCAGTCATATATCCAGGATGCTCATCACATACCTTTGCACACGACTCACGCTCATGCTCTGCTACCAGTTTGGCAAACTTTACGGGGTCTAATTCGCCAGCAACATAGTCACCATTGCTTTCAATAACCAAGGCTTGGTCATATAGTTTTGCAATTTGTTCGTCAGTCATACAAGTGCTACCGCCAAAAACCAAGCCAACAGACAAGCAATGACCACAGCCAATGCGTAATCCAAGAATGTTTCAAAAAGGGAGTTCATTGCTGTTCCTTTCGTTGAACTGGGGTTGCAAGGAGCCATTTGTCACCAAGGTGTCGAACAGAAGCGACCCAAGAGCGAATGTTGTGTCGGACAATATGACGCTCGATATACGGTCTATCAAAGTGTCCTCGAACCCTTTTGAGTAAAGAAGTTGGCATAGTTGATCTAGCTCCATTTGCTGTGTTGAGTTATCTTGCATGGTTGTTCCTAAAAAGCCCGAAGGCTTATTCGTAGGAGAGTTGTTGAAACTCAAAACTGTCTGCAAACTCAGGAGCGGCAGACTTGCGAATCTCAACAGACACGCAACCAAAACCGTAACGTTCTGCCAAATACTCTTTGGCGGCGGAAGTGTTGGCAACAACTGTGATTGTTGTTGAGGAAAAATCGGAAGGAAGAAAAGTGAAATCGGTCATAAGACCTCCTAAAAGACCGCTTGCGTTTTGCTACGGCATGGATGTATTGTATGTTGAAACAACTCAACATTGCAACAAATTTAATAAAATTTTTGTAGGTAGTTTCCCTAATTTGTATGTTGAGACAATTCAGCTACAATCTAAGGATGCAAAAACTTTGTAAACATTGCCAAAACGAAATTATTGGTCGTGACGTTCGTGCGACTGTTTGTTTCAATTGCACCGATAAGACTTATAGAATTACAGGCGGCGCTACTGCTTCAATAGCTGTAAACAAGGCAATTAAAAACAATTTGATGCCTCATCCATCTACATTGAATTGTGTCGATTGCGGTGTTCCGGCTACTTGCTATGACCATCGTGACTACAACAAACCATTGGATGTTGTGCCTGTTTGTAGTCGTTGCAATAAACTTAGAGGCTCTGCAATTCCTAAAGAAGCGACAGCATGACCAAAGAAGAAGCTATAAAACTTGCTGGCGGCATTTCAGCATTAGCAGACTTGCTAAAAATTCACAGAAGCGCAGTTTGGCATTGGAAGGCCATTCCTGCTTTAAGAATTTATCAGCTTAAAGAATTGAAACCTGATTGGTTTAAGCTATAATTTTTACAAACACGGCTAGGGTAGCTCCCGAAAAGACGATTCGTTACCGTCCTGCCGATATTGTTTTCAGTAACGACAACCGATAACGTAAGGTAAAAAAAGTGGCAACACTATCTCTTAAAAAAGCCAAACCTATTGGCGAAACTCCCTTAGAAAATCTTGATGGCAAATTTGTCGTTATGCGACAGTCACGCCATGTCAAATCTTTTAGGTTTACTTGCTTTTCTGACACGCACGATCAAGCTTTGCGTGAAGCAAATAGGCTAACTAAAACAAACAATACAGAGCGTTATTTGGTGCTTCAAGTCCAAGGTTGGGCTGATTGGAGCTACTAATGCACTATTACAAAAGAAACCTTGGCGACTATGCCAAAAAAGCAGGACGTTTGACCATGCTTCAACACGGTTCGTACTCGCTTCTTATGGATGCGTGTTATGACCGTGAAAAGTTCCCTACATTGGAGGAAGCTATTGAATGGACATGGGCATCCACAGAAGCTGAAGTTGAAGCGGTAAAGTTTGTTTTAAGCCGTTTTTTTACGCTGGATAAAGATGGTTGCTATGTTCAAGAACGTATCTTGGATGAGTTGCTTCACTATCATAAAAATGCAGATACAAACAAACGAATCGCTGATGAAAGAGAAGCGAAGCGTAGGGAAAAACGCACGAACCGTGAACAATCCGTAGACGAAGCGCCACCTAACCAAGAACCACTAACCATTAACCAAGAACCATTATTTATAGAACCTACGGTTCTTGTCCCCTCGCCTAAAGTCGAGAGAACGCCAGCAGCGCCAATTTCTGAAATTGTTGAGCTATTCAATAGCAAGCTGCCACAGTTGCCAAGGTGCGAAGTAGTTAACGATGCAAGAAAGCGAACAATCTCAGCCAGATGGCGTGAAGTTGTTGCTGAACAGAAGTTCACCAAAGACCAAGGGCTTGAATGGTTTGCTGATTTTTTTGACCATGTGCGAGGCTCTAAATTCTTAACTGGCAAGGTTAAGGATTGGAAGGCAGACATAGATTTCATATTCACCCCCACAAAATTTGCTCGCATCGTTGAAGGTGCTTACCACAAGGAGTAATCATGGCGTATAACATTAAAAAAGTTGAAGAAAAAGAAAACCAAGAGTTTTTTAACCTGTGCAGTGTTCAAGGATGCAATCAGCTTTGGTCGGTTCATATTTCTGGTCAGAAGCCAATGTGCAGCAAGCATCAATGGTCAAAGGCTGAAAAAAGAATGAACCCAGCAGTTTTGCCAAAAGCCGAGCCAGCGCCAGCCATTGATGCAGCCTGGTGGAATAAGGAGTTTTAAATGCGTAACCACTACAACCATGAAGAACTTGAAGCGGCACGAATCCTTGACCTGGTACGCATGGGTGATGATTCTGTGCCTTGGACAACAATAACTTGGGCCTTATGGGTGCTTGGCGATGCAGTCGGAATTTAAAAGCGTTATGGAATTCAACATGATTACTCAAGAAATTCTGAGAGAAAAATACACATATGCTGATGGCAATTTGTATTTTGCTAAGCCTGGGTTTGGGATAGTTGTAGGTTCTAAAGCTGGCTCTACCAAGTCAAACGGCTATGTCAACATTCGTGTCAATCAAAAAATGATGAAATTGCATCGAGTTATTTTTTTATTTCATCATGGATTCATGCCCGAATACATAGATCACATTGATGGGAATCCAAGCAACAACAGAATTGAAAATTTACGAGCCGCAAACGCTTCACAAAACGCTTGGAACGCACAGCTTAGAAAAGATAGTGCAACCAAAGTCAAAGGTGTTGATTTTTGCAAACGAACTGGAAAATTTCGTGCAAGAGTTGCTGTTAACAAAAAAACTATTTCTTTAGGAAGTTTCCAAAACCTTCAAGATGCAGAAATGGCGGTAAAAAATGCAAGACAAACGTATCACAAAGAATTCAGTTGTCATGACGCCAGATCAAATTGAATTTATGAAGGACTGCGAAAGCAGAGAATGGATTGACCGCTATCGCAAAAAAGCGAAAGATCACGGCTACGGCGAAGCTAACGCTTGGTGGGCAGACACGATTGAAAAGATAGAAAAAAAGCGTGGCAAGAAAGAAGCTGAAAACTTACGCCAGCGCATGAACAGAATCAGGGGCAACAAATGAAAGTTTTAGTAGCGTGTGAATACTCAGGCACAGTTCGTGATGCCTTTACCAAGGCCGGACACTATGCGATGAGTTGCGATTTATTACCGAGCGATTCAGAGGATGGCGATCATTACCAAGGTGATGTGCTTGACATCATCGACAATGATTGGGATTTAATGATTGCTCATCCCCCATGCACACATTTGGCTGTGTCTGGTGCTAGGTGGTTCAAAGATAAACAGGCAGAACAAACAGAAGCTATTGCTTTTTTCTTAGCCTTGGCCCTTGCAAACATCCCAAGAATTTGCGTAGAAAACCCAATCAGCATCATGTCAACACGCTTTAGAAAGCCTGACCAGGTTATCCAGCCGTGGCAATTTGGGCATGGGGAAACTAAGGCGACTTGTTTGTGGCTAACAGGTTTACCAAAGTTAATGCCGACAAACATTGTTGAAGGCAGAGAAGCTCGCATCCACAAAATGCCGCCTAGCCCTGACCGCTGGAAGCTCAGAAGCAAAACCTATCAAGGGATTGCTGACGCTATGGCTCAACAATGGGGAATAGTATGACATTCATGGTTACTTACCGTGTTGAAGGGCCGCCTCAAGGCAAAGGCAGACCAAGGTTTTCCAATCGTGGCGGCTTTGTCAAAACTTACACACCAAAACAGACAGCCGACTACGAAACAATGATTAAAGCATCCGCAATGCTGGCAATGGGTGCTTCAGAGCCATTAGAAACGCCCGTAGCCGTGTTTTTGCACGTCACTAAGGCCATACCAGCGTCATACACTAAAAAACGCATAGAAGCCTGTTTAAGCGGTTCTGAACTTCCAGCCAAGAAACCAGACATTGACAACATCCTGAAGTGTTATCTAGATGCCATGAACGAAGTGGTTTATCTGGATGACAAGCAAGTGGTAACAATTCACGCTACGCAGGTTTATGGCACGTTTCCAGTTGTTGAAGTGCTGGTGAAGGAGGAGCTGCAATGAGCGAAGCACCGCATCGAGCCGTGGAATTTATCCTTAAAACTGCCCCATTGTTTGCAAAAGCAAAGTCTGATCGGGTTTACATTGAGGAATATCGCAAGAGCAAGAAAGCATTGTTGATGCAGCAAGCCAGCTTAAGAGGCACTCAAACGCTAGCTGCCCAAGAGCGAGATGCTTATGCCGATGAGGAATACCAATCATTGCTAAAGGGCTTGGCTGCTGCTGTTGAGCAAGAAGAAACCCTCAAGTGGCAACTGACTGCCGCACAGCTAAAGATTGAAGTTTGGCGAAGTGAAAATGCCAACAATCGGTTTGTTGATAGGGTTAATACTTAGATAAATGTTGAGAAAACTAGCTTATACTAGCGCCATGCCCCGAATTTCTTGGGGTCTTTTTAGGAGCTAGTATGAGCATTACAGTAGAGCAACACTCAACAGTCATCAAGATTGACCAAGGTGACAAGTTGATGATTGATAAATTTGATGATGGGGCAACCCTAGCAATCTTTTTCACAGGCGGTTTCGCATCGGTGGCATTGACCCATGAAGAAACCGAAGCCTTGATTCAAGCCCTTCAATTGGCATTGGAGGCAGCATGAAAAACATAGCTACCGCCTTGGTCAAAGCGCAAAAAGCATTTGGCCCTGCTCTCAAAACATCCACTAACCCGCACTTCCGCAGCCGCTATGCTGATTTGTCGGCTTGCGTTGAGGCAGTTATTGATTCGCTCAATAACAACGGGATTGCCCTTATTCAGCGCAACTATGAGGACAACACGGGTGTTACTGTGGAAACCTTGTTTGTGCATGAATCCGGCGAAATCTTAGAGTGCGGCAAGCTCCACGTCCCTGCCAGCAAGCAAGACCCACAGGGTTACGGCTCGGCTTTGACCTATGCTCGGCGCTATTCATTGATGGCAGCTTGCGGTATAGCCCCAGAGGATGATGACGGTAACGCTGCAAGTCGCAAAGCCCCTGCTTATGACGCTGGTCGCCTGGCTGATTGGTTGGCAGAGATTAGCCAAGCCCCTAATGCTGATTCTTTGAAAGCGGTTTACACCGAGGCTTTTAAGGATACCCAATCAGACGCAGAAGCACAAAAGAAAATTATTGCAGCCAAAAACGCAAGAAAGGCGGCACTCTAAATGGAACAAAGAACAGATGAATGGAAAGAATGCAGAGTTGGCAAAGTCACAGCCAGCCGAGTTGCCGATGTGGTTGCAAAGACAAAATCGGGCTACTCAGCGAGTCGTGATAACTACATGGCGCAATTGGTCTGCGAACGGCTTACTGGCAAGCCAGCCGAGTCATTT